AGCATTATTACCACTAGTGATTGAATAGTTAGCACTAATAGTGTGTGCGTGTTCGTATAAGCCTTTCGTTGTTGTATTAGCATCTGTGTCAAGTGTTGCCCAACTAGCATTAGTTGCGTCTGTAGTTAGATATTTACCTGAGTGTCCTGTTTGACTAGGGAGTGCATCTACTGCCGTCCAACTAGTACTTGTACCATCAGTACCCAGGTACTTCCCAGCATTGCCTGTCTGTGTAGGAAGGGTATCACCATCAGCACCATCAACACCATCAACCCCATTAGTACCATTAGTTCCATTAGTGCCATTAGTGCCATTAGTTCCATTAGTGCCGTTAGTACCATCTGAACCTGCTGGTCCTGCTACAGTAGAATCAGCACCAGTTGCTCCAGTTGCTCCAGTTGCTCCTGTTGCACCAGCAGGTCCTGTAGGACCCTCTACCGTAGAATCTGCACCTGTAGCACCTGTAGCACCTGTAGGAATCCCTAGAGTTAGTACACCTGTACCTGAGTCATAACTAGAAGTTGCAGAGCCACCAACAGCGACTGTAGTCGCAGTAGCAGTTAAAGCTGTAAGCTCAGCAGCACTAGAAGCTGCACTGGTAGCTGATGTGGCTGCATTAGTAGCTGATGTGGCTGCATTAGTAGCTTGAGTTGTGGCTAGAGTAACCTGTGCTGTTGCTAAGGTAACTTGAGCTGCACCATTGGTTGTTGCTAAACCAGCTTGTGTGGTAGCCGTAGTAGCACTCGTTGCAGAGGATACTACATCGGCTGCGGTTAAGACTACATCGGCATTAGTAGCAACCTTATCAGCTGCGGTAGCAACTCTGTCTAAACCTGTCTGAACCTTATCTGCCTCTGCTGATATTACATCTGCCGCAGTAAGAACTACATCTGCATTAGTTAGAACTACATCTGCATTAGTTAGAACTACATCTGCTGCTGCTGCAGTTGCTGAACTTGCTGCTGAGGTAGCACTCGCACTAGCCTCTGTTGCCTTAGTGGTTGCTGTACTTGCCTCTGTTGTTGCTGTTGTACTTGAAGAATCTGCGTCAGTCTTTGAAACTAATGCCTCATCTCTATATCCTTTTGCCTCTGCTGTAAAAGCGGCTACTTCGTCTCTCGTTACATCTGTAGATGAATCTCCCGACCCACCAGAACCTCTATAAATTGCCATAAAATAACCTTAATTTGAGAATAAAAGATACAGGGATGAAGCAGGTGAACGTCTTCACCCACTCCAATCTAACCCTAACTCTTAGTTAGGAACTGCAATAACTACACCTGACTCAGGTCTAAGAACTGCTGTACCATACAAAGTATCAGAAGTAAATAGGTTCGCTAGATACTCTTGTTTGTATTGAGTTTGTGAACGAACACCAATTTGCTCAGCTAATACTAAAGCATCTTTGTGTCCTAAGATTGCACCACGTGTATCTACAGCAGAAGCTGCGTTATCAGCAGCCGTCTCAACTACAGGACAGTTACTTGATACATATACATCTACACCATATAGTGAACCAATTTTACCGTTGTTAACACCACGACCATCAACGAAGTCACTAGATTGGTATCTATCAATACCCATAATAGTGTTGCGTACTGAAGGTGGTACAACTAGGAAACGACCGTCCATAGGTGTATCATTGTCATCTAAGTGCTGGATAGCAGCACGTAATGCTAAGTCAGAAAACAAGTCAGTAGCTGCTACAGTGTCAACTGCATAAGCTGCTAAGCCATTAGCTGCATCTACATAGAATGAGTTACTATGAACCCATGAAGTAGCATCTGTACTATCACCAAATGATTTACCTAGAGCGAACAAGTCATTATCAACTTGTTTAGCTAGAGCATAACCAGCGTCATCTGTGTAGAATTTACGTAATGATGCAAGAGCTTGAGTCTCTACAATATCTTCAATCAAACGAGAATACTCGTAATGTTTGTTGACAGTTACAGTAACTTCATTCTCTGTACCAGCGATTAATGATACTTGTGTTTCTGCTGCTTTTACTGATGCACTGCCACGAGTAGGTTTAGGGATGTGTAACGTGTCACCCTTCTTACCAGTCATAGGCATGCGGTTAACAAGGTTAGCTAAAACCAAGTTTGATTTATAGGCCGCTACAATCTCGTCACTCCATAGTTCTGGAATAAACGTTGCCGCGGTTGTTGTTGTTACATGTGAAGCTCCTAGTGCCATTTTAAAATACCTTTATAATTAAGAAGTTGTGTTATCGTACCCTCTTCTCAGCATAAGCCTTTGTTATCTCATCTGATAACTCCAGATACCGAGCAGGGTCATTTTGCATTAAATTAATAATATCAGAACGTCTGTATAGTTTCCTTGATTTACTTTCACCTGAGCCAGTGGCAGAACCTGTGGAAGCAGCTTTACGCTGTTGTTTCCTACTAGTGTCTTCATTCTGGGTAGAGGAACTAATAACCTGTTGTCTCTCTTTCCAGTTTGATAAGAGTTCGTTAGCAGAATCATAGTCAAAGCCTTGATGCGCCCTATCAAATAATTCTAGTCTAACTCTTGAATCCTTAACCCACTTAACAAAAGACTCATCATTTACTACTTCTAAATAATCAGGGTGATTATCTGTCAGTTTGGTAGTGATGTCCTGTTGTTTAATGGCTTGCTTAATTTCCTTCAGCTCTTTTGCTTGGTCGCTGTTCTCGATTGAGCGTTGGATGAACTCTTCTGGTTTGTCAAATAAATCTAAATCATCTGTACTATCCGCATTCTTGTGGGATGTCTCGGCAAGTCCGTCCTTTACATATTTGTCAATGATACCTCGGAGGTCACCTAACTCATTACCTTGTCTGCTGATATGTTTCTCAGCTTCCTGGTGCATCCTGATAACATCAGGAATAGATTTGCCTGAGTACTTCTGCAAAGCTGGGTCTAGTGTCTCTTTCAGAACCTCTTCTTCTTCTTCTTCTACTTCTGGAGTGTTATCTACATCTTGTGTAGGCTCTCCTTCCATATCAAACAGGTCCTCGGTACTGCCATTAACTTCTTCTGTTTCAAGGTCGTTTTCTTGCTCTTCTACTAAAAATTTTGCTGCCATTTTGTCAACTCCGTACTTATAAAAGTATTATGGATTATAATGTTTGTGAAGTGTTCTCATGTTTCCTTGCCCACTTAATAGATTCTCCAGGAAAATCCCCAGATATAGCATCTAACTTACAAGCAACAGGAGAGATTATCCTCACTGCTTTTTCTCCACATTCCTCACATTTTACAGACAGTGTCGACGTGTCTATATAACGCTCAGTTGTATGTGAATCTTCGCATCTAAAATCAAACATCCTACGAGGCATAATCATCATCCTTTTCATCGGAGATAATCTGGTCGTATGAAGTCCTCATATTAGACTCAAAGTTTGAGATATTCTTCAGAACGAAAATTTGTCCTTGCACATGTCGCAAGTGTTTCTCGTCTTCCAAACTCTCTATACTGAAATCTTCTAAGTTCTCTTTGATAGTGGTTGTAAATAACTTCCAACCCTCTGTACCAAATAAATCAAAAAAGGTTTCGTAGTATTGTTCATCTTCTAATTTCATTTATTACTTTTTCCCATCATTTGCATACGAGCAATAACTTCATTAGATTCTACATCTGCTGCCCTGATGAGGTTACCCTCTTCTTTAATTTTAAGTTCAGCTATCTTGACAGCTTTCTCAAAATCATCTACAGGCATATTCTTAGCCATAGCAGCGATACGTCTAGTCTCTTCCTCAACAGGTAAGAGTTGAGTTTCAACATTGTTCTGCTGAACTCTTGAATGAATCTCTGCTGCTTCAATCTGAAGTTTCTGAACTTGAGCTTGAGCTAGTTGTAGTTGTAACATTAATTGTTGTTGCTCTACTTGTTGCTGTTGAGCTTCTTTTTGTTGTTTCTCAGGAGTATCTGCATTAGCTTCTTTAATAGTAGCCAGGATAGATTCTCTATTTGTAAGGTTCATAGACTCTACAATAGATTCTACTAACATTGGATACATCGGAGAGTCAGCTGGCATAGTTTGTAGTAGCTGAACTAATTGAGTAACCTCGTATTCCCTAGCGATAATACCTAGAGAGTTAGAGGCAATGAATTTATAATCCTGTACTGGATAAGTCTCAGGGTCAAACTGCATGTACCTGTGAATTGCTTTGTGGATAAACGGTACAAGGAAGTTCTCTTGGAAGTTTAAGAGAGTTCTCTTATGTCTCTTGATAACAGCACCTAGTGCCATTGAGATACCAGAAGCAGTTGCTTCTCCGTTTAATGCACCTTGGAAGCCTACAGTATCTACAGCACCAGTTGCTTGCTGTACCATATCTTGTAGCTGTTGTCCTTGTGCAAAGGTAATCTGGTCTACTGCACCAAACTTAAATGGTTGTAGAATCTCTGATGGGTTACCATTCGTAAGGAATGTCTTGCCAGGCTTAATATCAAACTTAGCACCCCTCGGCATACGAGAAGCATCAATAGCCATCATAGGATGTACTGTCAATGCCAGTGCGTCAATACGTGCTCTAAGCTCTGTATCTAGTGCTTTCTGACTGTTATAACCCTTCTCACAGACACCACGTCCCCAGAACTTACTAGGTACTGTATCCCATTGGAATGCTACAATAGGTCTATCCTGCATCATAAATGGGTTAGACTCTACCTTTAATACTGTATTACCGTTAGCAATAATAACAACAGCCTCTACATAAGAGTCATCCTTATTATTATTATTTTCATCAGGGAATAGAGATTCTAATTCCCCTGCTTCTTCATTATTCATTTCCTCTTCAAAGAGGTGTTTTGGAACTAGACCGTAGTATTTAGTTAGACGAACTCTATTGTCATCTTGATAGTTTGTTTCTTGGTCAGATTCTAGTTTAGTATCTGTAGCGGTAGTTTCAATCTCTACATCCCTGTAGACACCGTTATCAATATCAATCTGTACTTGATGTGCAGGTACAAACATATCACAAGCACAACCAAGTGCCTCTTCAATAGTCTTTGCTACTGGGTCAATCAAGAAGTTCTGAGGTAAGATAGGTCTTAGTTTAACGATAAACCTTTCTTTCTTAATTACACCGACAGCTTGCATTGCCCCATCCATTACTGGCTGTTGTGCAGGTACATACTCTGTAACCTCATCAAGGTATACTTCACCAATACCTGTACCGTATACAGCACTATTGATTAATACCTCACTGATAGAGCTTCTAGCTTTAGCAAACTGCATATCTTCATTCAGTTGCTTTTTAACTAGTTCAATGTCAACCTTGTTGTTATCTTGGAAATCATCATGTAAATCAAACCACTTACCACGACCAAAGGTAGCTTCTTCTACTTCTGCAACAGAAGACTCTACAGCTTGTTGTAATGCTGGTGTAATAATACGAGAGCGTTCTGACTTTCTCTCTTGGTCACTGGCAGCCCAGATACCCCTCCAGAGTCTATAATACTCTTCATGGTCCATTCTATAGTTAGAGTCGTAGTGGTCTCTCCAAGAGTCACACTTCTCCATCACCCATTGACTTAGTTCTAGATTATCCAGTTCTTCCATTATTCCACCTTTTTAGTAACCAGCAGTTATATCCATTGGTTCATAGTTATCTTCTTCAAAGTCATAACTATAAGACACAGCAGCTAGCTGGTCTATGTATGCCAAAGAATCAATCAAGTCATCATGCACTAACGGGTTAGGGAATTGAAACAGTTCATCTAAGAACTCAGCGTTCCAATCTCCTTCCGCTAGTTTGATAGTTCCGTGTTCAAACCTACCTTGTAATGCAGCCACTATCCTATCTGTTTTCTTTCTGTTACCATGAGTTAGTTCTACTATCCTAAAGAACTTACCCCTCTTCTTCATCATATCCGTAAGAGGAGACATGATAGCTTGTCTTGAAATCCCCTTCTCTATTCCAACGGAGAGAGGTTGATACTTTGCTACTGCGTTAAATATCTTATTAGCAGACTCTTCAAAAGTCCACCTACCAAATATAATATCTTCTACATACCAACCATCTTCATTTGCTTTAACTACTGTGATAGCTGTATTATCTAATCTCTTGTTCTTAGTTCTTGCTTTACCTACTTCCTCAAAACCTGCCATATCAATAGCGATATAGTATTCACCTAACTTAGGTGGTTCCTCTTGGAATGATACCCACTCTTCTTTAAATATCTCACTGCCCATAGCTTCAAAGGAAGCCATAAACTCTTGCCTAAACGCATACGAAGACATAGAACTCTTCGCTAGGTTAATCTCCTCTGGGTCTAGTAGAGGGTTGTCATACGAAGTAAAGTGCCAGCCCTGAAAGGTCTCGTCCTCTCCCAAGTCTGCATACTTATACAAGTCGTAGAAATGGTTCCTTCCCATAGGAGTACCGATAAACAGTGCTTCCCCCTTCTGGTCGGCAAGGGCTGGTCTTAGAATCTGCTCCCAGACTGACGGTTTCATATCTGCATACTCATCCATCACCAGGAATTTCAAACTAACACCACGCATAGTCTCTGGTCTATCAGCTCCCTTTAGGGAAATAGTAGCACCATTGATTAACGTAATCTGTAAATTGTTAATATGACTAGACTTTACAACAGGATGAGCTAACTCTAATAGAGTCTGCCAAATAATATCCCTAGCCTGTCCCTGAGTAGGAGCAACGTAAAATACATTACCCTTACCTGGAAGCCATGCAGCTAACCTAGACTTACCAGTTCGCCTTCCTGCTGCTACTACCTTAAATCTAGTCTTACTCTCCCATACCTCTTGTTGCCAGGGTAGGAGTTTAATATCTAAATCAGTATTCGTACTCAAGGATTCCTATACCAATCTTTAATATCATCCGTTCTCTCTGTTAGCGACCTTTTTTCCCCTTTAGGGTTTGTATAAGTCCTATTAATTTCATTAATAAAATCTTCATCTCCTGCTAATAGTTTCTTTCTAAAGGTTTTATATGCTGTAGCTTTAGACCCCATGTTGAAAAACAACTCAGTGGTAATTTGTTTTTGAGATTCAGACAGACTGTTCCAATCACCTTTCTCATCAATAAAATCAGCAGCGTCCTTAGCTTTAGCAGCCCAGTCTTGCTTAAAGAGTTCTTGAGCCTTCTCTTCTGTTAATTTATTGAATGGTACATTCTTTGTCCCGATAACAATGTAACCACCAGCTTGTTCTGCATCAGATAGTTTATGACCCCATGCAACAGTATCGTTACCACCCTCAGCAGATTTGTGAGGACTCCACGTTCCTGTTTTAGTATTAAACCCCTTGCGACTTGCGTTTTCTTTTTCTTGTATAAGGCTGTGAAACGAACCCTCAGTAGGAGCTTCACTAGCTTGAGCTTCCTCTTTAATATTGTTAACATCTCCCCACTCTCCGATAGTTACATCTTCATAGTCCTCAAGAGTTCCAATATCTGTTCCTCCATGTGGGTTATCTTCTTTATCTCTTCTATATTGTTTGTTTAGGAATTTGTCAGCATCTTTTCCTGCTTTCCCTTCTTTATTGGCTTTTGCCCTATACTGTCTTTCCCGTTTACTCTCTTATCTTCCTCTATCTTTAGTGCTAGAGCTTCAGCCTCTATACTTTTCTTCTCTTGAGGGGTTTTTGCACTCTTATGTGCAGCCCCAAGTTCCTGCATTTTTAGGTTATATACTGCTTTGCTCTCATTATTTTGAACTATAAGTTGCTCTTTACTTTGATGGAAAGAATCTACCCTTTCTGCCCTATCTGCATAATACCTCTCCCCCACTGCATTAAGTTTTCGTTCCCCAGTACCTGCATGAGCTGTACCTGAGATGAGGTCAAAGAACCCTTCCCCTGCACTCCTTAAGAGACTTTTATCTGATACTTTCTTTGTAGAAGCTTCAGGTGTAGGAGCTTCAGAAGGATACGCATCCATTGTATCAATTTCGTTTTGTATTCTATTTATCTCATCTATATACCCACTCTGGATTAACGAAGGTCGACCACCCCTTTCTGTACGTACTTTGTCATATATATTTGCAGGGTTATTATTATGTCTATCTAATGCAGCTTTTGCTCTATCTAGTTCCACCAAAAGTTCTCTCTTATATGGTTCTCTCTCTTGGCTAGATTTAGCTATATTCGTAGCTCTGGTCCTTAGTCTCTGAGAAGCATTAGAACTAGTTGCTGTTTTTTGGGATATACCCAACTGTTGCTCTTGTCCTTGTCTTTTTAAAATCGCTTGTCTAGTATCTAGTCTATCAGTAGCAGCTGTATCACCTGGACTTCCCTGAACTGTTTCATTAAAGGCATCAACGCTAGGTTTAAAGGATACCTTTCGTTGTAGTCTTGTTGGTTCTTGGTATTGTGAATCAAGATGGATAGGAAAGTCAGCACCAGTATAATTAGCTAAGGTTGGGTCTACCCCTCTTGAAATACTCTGTTCAAAAACCTCGTTTTGATTAAAGTCTGGACCGATAAACTCATTCTCTATGCTCTCCATTGGTGCATAACCAGAAGTAGGCTCCATATAATCAAAAGGTTGAAGGTCAGTTGGACGTGATATATTAGCATACTCTTCTATAGTCTGCCCACCAAAAGCTCTTTGTTGAATATTTCTAAGGAACTCTTCCTGAGCTTCAGCCTGTACGTCTGTCCCATTACCGAAGTAATTACTAGCCCAATCAGCAGCACCCTCTAAGAATTTATTTTCTGGTGTAGCTTCTTCATTTCCACGAAAAGCAGCCTGTCTAATATCTTTAATATTCATAACTTATTCATTATCCTCATATATTAAGCCTTCTTCTACTACGGTATCACTACTCATACTACTACTCCCTACTCCCGTAATAGTAATATTAACAGAAGGTCTATTGCCACCACCAGGTCCAAGAACATCCTGTTCAAACACACCAACAGGTAATATCCTATCAGTAACTATTTTCCAAGCAGCAGCCTGATGTTTATGCCCATCATCTAAAGCAGCATTAAGGATAGTATCCAGTACCTTCCTACTCTTAGGAGAGGCTAACATACGAGCTTTATACTCGTTGATTACCGAATTATCCCCCTTTGGTCTACCGATAACAGAACTCTTCTTCTTCTTCAGTTCAGACTTCTTAGGTCTCCCTGCTTTCTTTCTTTTTTCTTTATTCTTTTCTACGTGAAGTAAGTTCTTTTGTTCTTGAGAGAGAACTGTTTGCTCTGTAGTTAGAGCTGTTTGCTCTTGGGAGAGAACTGTTTGTTCTATTTGTTCTGTTTTAATTTGAATATTACTGATAGTATCTGCCTCTACACCATACTAAAGAGATATCTAGTAAGAGTTAGAGTTAAAAGAAAGTAAAAACTTACTTAATAAAACTAATCTAACTAAAGAAATAAGATTATACCATACTTTGAAACCTTTGTCAAGTCTTTTCTTTTATTATTCTTTGTTTGTTGTAATTACGTCACACTCTCGGTAATTATATATGAAGACCAATAGTGGTTTTTTTGTAGAAAATATAAGTGGTTGATTATAAAAGACAAACTCCACCCTTTTCAAAATTGCCTTATTTTGTATTTGGGATG